TTCACGCTGACCGGCGACCGCAACACGACCCCGACGATCGCAGCCGTCTGATAGGAGAGACACATGGCAACCGGCACCTGGGTCGAGGTAGAACACCGAGACCGTGGCCACCTCGTCCTCGAGCTCGAGCTCGCAGACTGGGTCGGCTGGGAGAGCTGGGCCGGACGCTCGTTCGTGACGTTCGGAGACGAGAACAACCCTCCGGGCATCAAGGACGTCGCGTACCTCGCCTACGAGGCCGCCAAGCGCACCGGTGTCCACGACGGAGACCTGCCGTCGTGGCACCGGGAGCTCGTCGGCTTCCCGCAGTTCCGGCAGGGCACCATTTCGGGCCCTACCCCGCCGGAAGCTTCGGACGACGCCGAGTGAGCGTCGCCCTGGCGACCGGCACCGCACCAAACGACTGGAACGACCTGGCAGACCTCCTCACCGCCGAGGAGCAGCTGCAGGAGGCCCACAGGAGGCCCTGAGATGCCCACCACGACCGCCAAGTCCAAGGCCGGTCGTGTTACCGTCCGGCTCGACGACCGCGACATCAAAAGCATCCTGCGGGCTTTCAGCAAGATGGACAAGCAGGCCAACGTCGACCTGAAAGACCTGTCCAAAGAAATCAGCGAGGACTTGGTCTCGGAGTTCCGCAACGCCGCCCGCGGCACACGCTGGTACCCCGAACAGGCGTCGTTCGTCGCCCAGTCAGCCCGTGTCGCCCGCGACCGGACCCCGTCCGTCACCCTGGGCGGCGCGAAGCGGTACACGACCGACGACGGCCGCAGGGTCGCCACCGGGTCCATCCTGTTCCTGTCCGAGTTCGGCTCGCCCGAGTACCGGCAGCGGGAACGGTTCCGCAACCAAGCGCAGCGTGCAGCTGGCGCTCGAGGCGGCCTACAGGGCCCGCCACGGTCGCCCCGCGAAGGCCGTGGCAACCGCGGCTGGTGGCTGTTTCCCCGGCTCAAGCGGCTCCAGCCGAACATCCTGCGCCGCTGGATCGAGGGCGCACAGAAGGTCGCCGACACCTGGGGGCGTGACTGATGGCATCACAGACCCTTCGCACCCTCAAGCTCAGCCTGCTGGCCGACGTCTCCAACTTTGGCTCCCAGCTCGACAAGGCCGGCGGCAACTTCCGGAAGTTCTCCAAGGGTGTTGAACAGGCCTCCAAGTTCGCCAACGTCGCCATCGGCGCTATCGGGGCCCTCGGCGCATCCGCCGTCAACGCCGCCTCAGACTTTGACGAGACGTCGTCGGCCGTCGAGCAGGTGTTCGGCCGTCGCGCGTCCGCGCAGCTGCAGGCCTTCGCACGCGACGCCTCACAGGCCCTCGGCCAGTCCCGGCAGGACGCCCTCGAGGCCGCACAAACTTTCGGCATCTTTGGAACGGCCGCAGGACTGTCCGGCGACGAACTCGTCAACTTCACGACCGACCTGGTAACGCTGGCATCCGACCTCGCATCGTTCAACAACACCGACGTCGACACCGCTATCACGGCGCTCGGGGCGGCGTTGCGCGGCGAGTCCGAGCCCATCCGACAGTTCGGCGTCCTCCTCGACGCCGCCACACTCAAGCAGCGGGCGCTCCGCGAAGGCATCATCGAAACCACGGAGGAAGCGCTCACCCCGCAGCAAAAGACCCTTGCCGCTTACGCTGAAATCCTCGCGCAGACCGAACTGCAGCAGGGTGACTTCGCCCGTACGTCCGAAGGTCTCGCCAACTCGCAGCGCATCCTGCAGGCCGAGCTCGAGAACTTCCGCATCGAACTCGGCGAGCAGCTGCTGCCCGTCGTGCAGGAACTTTTGCCTCAGATTAGGGGCTTCGTCGCCACGATCACCGCGGTCGAACCTGACCGCCTTATCGCGCTCGGCAAGGCCATCCTTTACGTCTCCGGTACCATCAAGGCCCTCAACGTAAGCCTAAGGGCCTTCGCTGCCGTCCAGGGCGCTTGGAAGCTTCTCACTGGCCTCGGCGTAGGCGGTGGCATCGCCGGAGTCGCCGGAGCAGCCGCAGGCATCACTGTCGCTACCGGACAGAACCTTGCGCCGGGACAGGCAACCGGCGGACTTACCCCTGGCGGACTCGGCCTTCGAACCTCACCAGCGCCACCTTCGGCTCCCGCAGGACAGCGGCAGACCGGCAACGTCATCGTCAACGGCGTCGTCGGCTCCTCGTACCAGGTCAGCCGCGAAATCGAGCGGTTCCAGAACCTGCGCGACCGCGCCCGCGGCACCCTGCCCACACCAGGGGTGCCACAGTAATGGGCTGGCCCCGCACCGTCACCGTCACCGTAGGAGGCGTCGACCACACCGGCGAGGCCATCGACTCCGTCTACCTGCAGCGTGGACGCCGCTCCTACTGGGAAGGAATGCCCGCCGGCCTCGGCCGCATCATCCTGTCCGACCCTGCCGTCCGACCCGCCGTGAACGAACTGTGCACCGTCGACATCGCCCTTCAGGCCGGCACCGCACGCGTTTTCCAAGGCCGCGTCCAGGCCGTCTCCGCACAGTACGACCCGAACGTCGGCGCGCTCGTCACCCTCGACGTTTTCGGCCCGCTTGCCCGCGCAGGCCGCCGCGACCAGGAAGCCACCCTGCCGCAGCAGCTCGACGGCGCCCGCGTCCAAGCGCTCCTCGAGGACGCCGTAGCACAGCAGTGGGCCGAGCAGCCGCTCACCCAGCAGTGGGGCCAAGTCGACGCCAGCCTGACGTGGGCGGACTACGGCATCGACTCCAGCCTTATCGACCCCGGCCTGTACACGCTAGAAGCGCTCACAAAGGTGCCTACGTCCACGTTCGGCGCACTCGCTGCGGCCGCGTTTTCCGGCGGAGGCGTCGTCTATGAGACCGGAGACGGCCGCATCGGCTACGCCGACTCCACCCGCCGGCAAGGCGCCAGCCTCGGCACCCCCGTCACGATCGACGCCGGCCTTATCGCCGCACAATCCGGCAGCGCCACCGCCCGCCGTGACGACATCGTCAACCAGGTCATCCTCACCTGGTCCGGCGGCACCGCCATCTACAACGCCGTCGACTCCATCGCCGAGTACGGTTTCACGACCCGCGAGTACACGTCCATCCTCGACGACTCCGACGACGCCGACGACCTCGCGGAACGTCTAGCCCAGCTGCAGGCCTTTCCCCAGGCCGACCTTGACGGCCCGTTCCTCGTACGGCTCAATAACACCACGGACAGCCTTACCGACCAGCTGCTGCAGCTCGAGGTCAACGACTACATCTCGGTCACCAACATTCCTACATCTGTGCTACCGGACGGCACGTTCTACGGCTTCGTGGAGGGCCTCAACATCGAGGTCACCGACGTGGCGGCCAACGTCGAGGTGTTCGCATCCGACGAGCGGTTCTCGATCTACAACACACGGTGGGCCGACGTGCCGGCCGCCCTGACCTGGGGCAACACAAACGCTACGCTGCAGTGGCAGAACGCCTAGGAGACCCCGATGCCAGACACCGGCGCACCCTGGAACATCCCCTATGTCGAGTCGTCCGACCTCGTCTCGGACTGGCCGACCGACAGCCTTGCGCTGGCGAACGCCATCGACGCCGGCCTCGACGCGGCGGGCAACGCTGGTATCGGCAGCAACGTCGTCCAGACCGTCAAGACCGACACTTACACCGTTTCGCTCGCACAGGGAGCGCAGTCCGGCGACGTGACTGGATTGACTGCTGCCATCACGCCGACGAGCGACACGTCAAAGGTTCTTGTGTTCGTCACTCTGTCGATGGGTCAAACCGTAAACCTCCAAGCAACTTTGTTCCGTGATGGGTCCGCAACATCCTTTATTGGCGACGCTGCTAATAATCGCGAACGCATCAGCGTGGCTATTAGCGAAGACATTCCGAGAGGCATTTCGACCGTAAATATGGTGTTTCTTGACTCACCCGCGACAACATCTTCGGTGACTTATAGTGTGCGTATTTCGCACCAATCGGACAGTTCACGCACCTTGTATGTCAATAGAAGTGTGGATGACTCGAACGTGGCTGGAGTGCCGCGGTCTGCCTCGTCGATTACGGCTATTGAGGTGGCAGCATGACCGATTACGCCCTCGTCCTGTCCCGCGAGTACCCCGGCCGCGAGTGGTCCCTCAACGGCAACGACTACGCAAGCCTGACGATCCACGACGGCGGCACGAAGCCGTCAAAAAAGGCCCTCGACGACAAGTGGGAGCAGGTGCAGCTCGACGCCAAGTGGGACGTCGTCCGTGCCAAGCGTGACCGTCTGCTGTCGGCTTCCGACTGGACGCAGATGCCTGATAATGCGCTGCCTGCCGACGTCGTCGCATCGTGGGCCATCTACCGTCAGGCGCTGCGTGACGTGCCGCAGACCCAAGACGACCCCGACAGCATCGTGTGGCCCGAGGAGCCGTGATGGACTGGTTCGACACTGCCCACCGGACGTTTTGGACGTTCCTTGAGGCGTTCGTCGGCGCACTCGCCGCGACGTACAGCCTCGCCGTCGACGGTGCTGCCATCCTGTCGGCCATCGCCGCCGGCGTTGCCGCCGCGATTGTGCCGCTCAAGCAGGCCGTCCTGACGAAGCGCAACGCCGCCAAGTCAGACTGATGGACCTGGTACGGCGCGACCAGTGGGGCGCACGGCCGCCGAAGGGCCGGCCCAAGGAGATGGCCACGCCGGTCCGGCACCTGTTCCTGCACCATTCGGCAGGCGACGACCGCGGCGCCGACTCGGTTCGCAGCATCCAATCGTTCCATCAGGACGTCCGCGGCTGGGCCGACATCGGCTACACCTGGCTGTACTCGCCGTCTGAGCGCAAGTTCTACGAGGGCCGCGGCCCTGGTGTTCGGGGCGCTCACACCCGCGGCTACAACCACGTCGGTCACGCCGTGTGCGTTCTTGGCAACTACCAGGTCGACATGCCTGCGCCACACGTCGTCGAGGACTTGGCCGTGTGGGCGGAGTGGCACGGCGCGACATGGGGTCCAGGCGCGTACGAGCCGCACCGGGACTACGGGCAGACAGCCTGCCCCGGCAAGTTCCTGCTGGAGCTGCTGCCGGACGTGAACGAGACCGCCGCCAGCATCGTCCTCGACGAGCCGCACCGTTCCGACGACATCGGTCACTGGGAGTGGATGGTCGAACGGGGTCTGCTGTGACCGAGGCGCAGATGCTCGTCGCCTACTTTGCCCCGATGTCGACCATCATCGTGGCCGCCTGGCGCATGTCCGCACGTCTGACCGCGATGGATTCAAAGCTCGAGCAGCTCGAGCTGGAGAACCGGCAGCTGCGCGCGGAGATCGGGGCGCTACGCACCCTCCTGTCGGTGGTCGTTGACGGCAGGCGTCAGGCCGGCTAATACTCGCGGCTCCATGACCTGGGGAGGCCCATGGACGAGTTCGAGCAAGTACAAGCGCAGCGCCGTCCCGGCTATGCCGGCTGGTGGGAGAAGGTGCTGCCGCAGCTCACCGACGAACAGCGCACCGCCCTCGACGCCGCACTCCGCAACCCGGAGATAGGCCACACCACGATCAGCACCGTGCTGCGTCGCTGGGGCTACGACGTGTCCTACCAGCAGGTCGGCCACTACAGGCGCCGCCATGTCGTCTGACCCATTCCTTGCCACACAGCGAGACCTTGAGGACGCCCGCCGTCCGAAGCGCAAGCACCCGAAGGGGTGGGAACCCGGCGTCGACACTGCAGCAGGCGTCGTCACCGTCCAGGGCGACGAGACCCCGCCGCAAGACTGGGCGCACATCCTGTGGAACCTCGGCCTGGACCCGCAAGCATGGGAGGTCGACGACTCACAACCCGTACAGGTCCGCTCGTGGGACAACCACGAGAAGCGCCTGTTCTACTACCGGGCCGTCGTCCGACCGAAGCAAACCGGCGACAGAGTCGACGTCGAACGCCTCATCAAAGAGATAAAGCGCCGCAAGCCACCTGCGCCGAAGCATCCCCTCGAGGAACGCGCCCTGGTCGTCTGCCTAGCAGACTGGCAGGCCGGCAAGCCCGACCACGGCGGCGTCGAGCAGCTCATCGGCCGCCTGCTCGCCCTCAAGGCTGCCGTACCAGCCCGCGTCCGCGAGTTGGCCCGCGTAGGCCGGCCCGTCTCGCAGATCGTGGTCGCCGGCATGGGCGACATGGTCGAGTCCTGCGACGGCCACTACGCCCAACAGACGTTCGGCGTCGAGCTCGACCGCCGGCAGCAGGTCAAACTTGTCCGAAGGATGCTCGTCGAGATGCTCGCCGACTGGGCCAAACTTCCCGCTCGCATGGTCGTCCTGGCTGTACCCGGCAACCATGGCGAGAACCGCAAGAACGGCCGTTCCTACACGACGTTCGACGACAACGCCGACCTCGAGGTGTTCGAGCAGGCCGCCGAGATACTCCGTGCGAACCCCGACGCCTACCAGCACGTCTCCTTCGTCATCCCCGACGGCGACATGACCGTGACTTTGGACGTGGCAGGCACCATCGTCACGTGGGCGCACGGGCACCAGTTCACCGGTTCGGGCCTGCCGCTCGCAAAGGCGCGCAGCTGGTGGCAGGGCAAAATGGCCGCCATGCACCCCGCCGGCGACTCGTCCGTCCTCGTGTACGGCCACTGGCATCACGCCCAGCTGCTCCAGGACGGTCCGCGGACGATCATGGGCTGCCCGTCGAACGACGGCGGCTCACGCTGGTTTGAGGAGCAGGGTGGACCGACGACCGCCTGCGGCACCCTCACGTTCGTCTGCGAAGGGGGTGGCTGGTCTGACTACGCCATACTCTGACTGCATTCTGTCCATCGGCCACTACACGGTCCACGTTCTCCAGGACGCAGACACCGACCTCGAGCTGGCCGAAGCCGGCGTCGTCGGCGACTCGGACGTCAACCGCGGCGTCATTCGTGTCCGCAGCGACCTTCCGCCGGCCCGCCGGCACGAGATCGCTATGCACGAGCTGCTGCACCACGTCATCCACCTGACCCACCTGGTCGGAAAGTGGGATGACGACGAGCAGGAGGAGGTGATACGCGCACTGTCGCCCTGGCTCGCCCAGGTGACGACCATACGGAACTACCGATAGGAGAGACCATGAACTACCTGCTTTGGGCGCTGGGCATCAGCGTCGGGACACTGTTCACCATCTGGGGAGTACTGGGCGTGCTGCTGGCGCTCGAAAAGCGCGACAAGCGGCAGTGGGAAGCCGAGGCGTACGCCCGAGAACTGACGAGGCTGCGGCGCGCAGCAGAGGAGAGCATCCACCGTGACCGAACCAACTCCTGACCGCATCGCCTACCTCGAGGAAGTCGAGGAAGCGGCCAAGGCCTACTTCAAGGCTCTCGACGACTTCTCCGGCATCCACGACTACGTCGACAAGCGGCCATATGGCCTCGCCGTCGAGGAAGCCAAGTCGCGCCTGCGGAGGCTCGTCCGATGAGCGACTGGGCGCAGGACTACATCCCCGTCAACGAGCGCATCGCCGCGTTCATCGCGCAGTACCCCGCTGGATCGTTACGGCCGCTATGGCCCGACGAGCCGTACCGGGTGCTGGGTGAGGGCGACACCAAATGGCTGGTGTACGG